ATGCTGGAACAAATGGGCATTGCCGCGAAGCAAGCCTCGTATAAATTAGCGCAACTCTCCAGCCGCGAAAAAAATCGTGTGCTGGAAAAAATCGCCGATGAACTGGAAGCACAAAGCGAAAGCATCCTCAACGCTAACGCACAGGATGTTGCAGACGCGCGTGCCAATGGCCTTAGCGAAGCGATGCTTGACCGTCTGGCACTGACGCCCGCACGGCTGAAAGGCATTGCCGACGATGTGCGCCAGGTGTGCAATCTCGCCGATCCGGTGGGGCAGGTAATCGATGGCGGCGTACTGGACAGCGGCCTGCGTCTTGAGCGTCGTCGCGTACCGCTGGGGGTGATTGGTGTGATTTATGAAGCGCGCCCGAACGTGACGGTTGATGTTGCTTCCCTGTGCCTGAAAACCGGTAACGCGGTGATCCTGCGCGGCGGCAAAGAAACCTGTCGCACTAACGCTGCAACGGTAGCGGTGATTCAGGACGCCCTGAAATCCTGCGGCTTACCGGCGGGTGCCGTGCAGGCAATTGATAATCCTGACCGTGCGCTGGTCAGTGAAATGCTGCGTATGGATAAATACATCGACATGCTGATCCCGCGCGGTGGGGCTGGTTTGCATAAACTGTGCCGCGAGCAGTCGACAATCCCGGTGATCACAGGCGGTATAGGCGTATGCCATATTTACGTTGATGAAAGCGCAGAGATCGCTGAAGCCCTGAAAGTAATTGTCAACGCGAAAACTCAGCGTCCGAGCACGTGTAATACGGTAGAAACGTTGCTGGTGAATAAAAACATCGCTGATAGCTTCCTGCCCACATTAAGCAAACAAATGGCGGAAAGCGGCGTGACGTTACACGCTGATGCAGCCGCGCTGGCGCAGTTGCAGGCAGGCCCCGCGAAGGTGGTGGCTGTTAAAGCCGAAGAGTATGACGATGAGTTTCTGTCATTAGATTTGAACGTCAAAATCGTTAGCGATCTGGATGACGCCATTGCCCATATTCGTGAACACGGCACGCAACACTCCGATGCGATCCTGACCCGCGATATGCGCAACGCCCAGCGTTTTGTTAACGAAGTGGATTCCTCCGCTGTTTACGTTAACGCCTCTACGCGTTTTACCGACGGCGGCCAGTTTGGACTGGGGGCGGAAGTGGCGGTAAGCACACAAAAACTCCACGCGCGCGGCCCAATGGGGCTGGAAGCACTGACCACTTACAAGTGGATCGGCATTGGTGATTACACCATTCGTGCGTAAATAAAACCGGGTGATGCAAAAGTAGCCATTTGATTCACAAGGCCATTGACGCATCGCCCGGTTAGTTTTAACCTTGTCCACCGTGATTCACGTTCGTGAACATGTCCTTTCAGGGCCGATATAGCTCAGTTGGTAGAGCAGCGCATTCGTAATGCGAAGGTCGTAGGTTCGACTCCTATTATCGGCACCATTTAAATCAATAAGTTACACATCATTAGTACCTTCCTTATTTTTTGACTGGGACAAATTTGGGACCGATGGGTTCAGGATCGAGTCTATTTGCCGTGCGTGTTCGGTAAGGTGATTAGGTGCAAGGTGAGCATATCGACGAACCATTTCGATAGACTCCCAGCCTCCCATTTCCTGTAACACTGACAACGGGACTCCGGCTTGAACCAGCCAACTTGCCCAGGTGTGTCTCAAGTCGTGAAATCTGAAATCATCAATACCAGCCCGTCTCAGCGCCGCTTTCCAGGCTGTGTTTGCGTCATACCGCATCTTCCTTACTGTTGGCGCTTTCGTTCCGTCTGGTTTGGTACAGCTTTCCTTGTACACAAATACCCAACGGTGATGATTCCCGATTTGTTTTTTCAAAACGCGACATGCAGTATCATTCAGCGCAACGCCGATTGCGCGGTTTGATTTACTCTCTTCCGGGTTTATCCATGCCACCCGGCGCTGCATATCTATTTGTTGCCATTCAAGGTTGATGATGTTCGAGCGTCTTAAGCCTGTTGCCAGTGCAAATTCAACAACAGACTTTAATGGCTCCGGACATTCATCAATCAGCCTTTGTGCTTCATGGGGCTCCAGCCAGCGGATCCGTTTATTCTTTGGTTGAGGCACTTTAATAATTGGTGCCTTATCCAGCATTTTCCATTCACGCTCTGCGGCTCTTAGTAGGGCCTTTATAAATGAAAGATGCGTAGCCTTCGTTGCAACGGACGCTGGTTTTGGCGTGTATTCTGGAACAGGTTTCCCTTTTTTTCTGCATGCTTCTGCCCTGAGTTTCCAGTTTTCCTCATGACGCCGGTTCGTCATTTTCTGCATTGCTGAATAAATTTTTGATTCAGTAATGTCTCTTAGTTGCATTCCTGCGAAATGTTGAAGCCAGAATCCGATCCGGCTTTTGTCATCGTCCAGTGATTTTTTATGTGCTTTCTCTTCAAGCCACCTGACACACGCTTCCTCGAACGTTATATCAGGTATTTCACCAAGTTTGCTGACCCGCCATGCTTCAGCCTTTAGCTTGTCATGGAGTTCTGTCGCCTGCCTTTTGTCCTTTGTTCCAAGAGACTGTTTAAATCTTTTACCGTTCGGCAATGTGAAACTGGCGTACCATATTTCACCTCTGCGGAAGAGTGACATTTTCTTTCCTCTGTTATGCCATCACCCGCGCTCACCTGGACAGTATGCAGCGGAGACTGAAGAGCCGCAATGCAGGCTTGTCGTGTTGTGAGGTAAGGAGATTTATTCTTAGTGGGATCTTTGCGTGTTGCCTGAAGACGCCCTGTGCGTATCCAGTTAATGGCAGTCGGTCTGGATATCTTGAGAAAATGACAGGCCTCATCGAGTGTGAGGCTGTATGGCTCCATTATTTCACCTCTTGCTGTGACATTGTTGAAAAATGGATACCAGCTCGTTGCTGCCAGACGATCCAACCGAGAGTCATATCCCATTCCATGTATTCGTTATCGCCGTTTTTTGCTCTCCGACGATCTACTAAGTCACCGAAACGCTTTTCCATGAATAATTCATAAGCTTCGCGTTCATCTGGTTCTACTTCCAGAGATAGGAGTGCGATTTCATAAGCACGGCGCTCAATATCGTCTCGCACGTCAAGGCTGCTGATACGCTCTTTAATTTCTTTAATCAGTTCTTTGTCGGTAAAAGTGGTCATTATGCTCCAGCCTCCGGTGCTTTTGGCATTACTGCCCAGTGAGTGATATTGACGTTTTCAAGGTCCCCGACCTGAAATGTCCACTGCCATTCTCCGGTTTCTTTTTGTCCCCAGGTGTACCAGAGAGAACGCCAGCCAATTAGCCAGCCTTCTCCGTTAGTATCGAATAACAAAACACTTTCATTTGCTGGTGGCAGTTCAGTTGACACTGGTATTACTTTGTTTTCCTGTGCTGCACATTTAGCTTCAAGCGCATCGAATTTACGCACCAGGTATTCAGCATCTGTTTCATTTACTTTCAGATCTCGCGGTACACATCTCCCACGAAGAAACCCTTCCATTTCGAAAACATTCATGCGCATTTGCGTAACTCCGATAACTCGTTAAAGCGTTCCATAAACATCCCGTAGGCATGGCCCGGTGCCAGTGGAATCACGTTGAACATCTCTGTTGCCGGGATACCTTCCAGTACAGGCCAGAAAGAGCCATCATCAAGCCCGAGATCGCGGCGTTCGGTTGCCAGCATGATGAGATCGGCATATTTCACGGGCGTACTCATAACCGGGGGTAACCCGTATTTCTCACGGATTACGGCGTCTATTTTTTCTTCCATTTGTTTATAGTCAGGAAGAAGGCGTTTCAGTGATGCGGGAATGTCCTGGCAATACGCTTCTGTTGCATCATGCATTAACGCTTCAAAAGCAAATTCCTGCGGCACCAGCTGGCTGCAAAGAACCGCATGTTGGGCGACGCTGTAGAAGTGCGAAAGATGACCGGCAAAGCGACAGATATTTGAAAGGGAAACCGCGATATCGTTAATCACGATGTCGTCTTTATTTATCTTGTCATAATAAAAATGCTTCCCGGAAAAAGTTTTAATAAATGACATTTTGTTCTCCACGTATATGCGCTGCACCGCGCTGAGTTTGGGTAAAAGGAAGCCCTCACCATCCGGTGATTATTGAGTTAATTACGTTTCCATAAATGCCCCCGCAGGGGCATTTGCAGTAATGAAATCAGGCGGTGAAAGTACCAATAAAGGTTTCTACTTTGCTGTCTTTGAATTTCTCAACAAGCAGATCACGAAATTCGTTAGCCATATCTTCCTGCACCGCTTCCAGCTGAATAATGCGCAGAACCAGTACAGGACGATCGCCAGTGATAATGCTGAGGCGTAATTTAAACGGACGTTCTTTCAGACCTTCAAACGGAACGCATTTAAATTCAAATGCCACTGGCATAATGTCTTTGGTCTTCGCTTCGACAGATTCCATCAGGGAGCGTTTGCCGCTGAAGTCATTATCTTCAAAATCAGCGGTCTGGTTTGCTTCAATCGTGATTTTACGGATTGCCGCAGCCGCTTTTGTTGCCTGAATGGCGTCACCATTAGCATCAAAGCCCACAAGGTAGTCGGCCCAGTCTTCAATCCATTCTGCCAGTGATTTCTGGGAGTTACGCTCGCCGTTAACAGACAACAGGGCAGAGAACGGTGCTGTCTTTTTCAGTTTGAGAGTGGCGGTGTTATCTGCGTGACCTGGTTCATCAATAGTACCCAGGTTAAGCACACTGACGGCACGCATATTATCAGCATCGATAAAGCAGCGGGTGCCTTCATCTGCAAGATCTTTAGAATAACGGGTAAAGTCATCGATGCTGGCAGTGGAAAGCGCACCACGGAAACGGAAGCGATTTAAATTAAATTTTTCCAGATCATGAATGCGGAAATTCTCAGGCAATGCCACAGCATCGGCACCAATCTTACTGATAATTTCATTAACACCCTGAGCAGAAATAAGGGCATGGATTTGATTAATTGCGGTTGCGTCTAAGTTCTGAGACATAATAAGTCCTCACTATATTAAGATATTCAGTGATGAGATAAATAATCAGTTAATTAAGAACGATATTAATGACCTGCTGCGCGGAGTTTTCCGTCAGGCTCACCGGCAAGAGTCAGTAATTGTCCCTGGTCTTCCTGCAGAATAGTCAGGCGACCACCGCGATTGACATACATCGGCGTTTCGGTGGTGTCTTCTTCGGAAATTTTCCCACGGTTAGTCGGGCGAACATATGAGAGTTTGTGTTTGATTTTCACACGGTTCTCATCAAATGGTTCGATTTCCAGGTTGAGTGAGACCTTACCTTTGGTTTTCGTGTTCATCACACCGGAAGCGACTTCACTGAGAACTGCGCCGATTTTGGTTTCAAATACGCCGCCGTCCAGCTCCCCGATAAATGCCTGCACATCAGTACTGCGTTCGCTAGCCATTTTGCTGCTCCTCATCATATCGACCCTGCAAGGCCGATTAGTTTCTCCACAAAACAGAGAAGAACACCTGCGGTGGCAGCCGCCCGGATGGATTGGGTTATGAGCCCGTCGTCCGGTGATGCTCTTCTCTGTTTTGTAAAAAGGACGGTACCAGCCGGAAGCAAGGGTACAAACTGGTACCGCCAGGACTACACACAGCATAAAGTTGTGGTGCCGGGTGCCTCCCGGTGCCTGGCGAAGGTTGCACACCAGACGGGTGGGTATCCACAGAAGGTCGACTGTCAGCCTCAACCTTAACCCGCGTGCGCTGAGCCGCATTCACCACAACGCTAAGGATTCTCTTTGGTTGAAAATACTTAGCTGTTATGTGCCTGTCTTTTCACCACTTCAGGCTCGGTGGTATCCTTTTAAGCCCGTATACATAAAAGGAAAATCAAATGACTTTTGATGAAAAAGAACTTGATAATGCAATTAATAAAATCATCGTAACGTCGCTCTTTTCCTGTCTCAGCGACACTCAGCAGAAACAGTTCTACGAATCGGCTTTCAACATGATCGAGCGTTGTTGTTTCTGCGATGCCGACGAGTTACCTGAAAAAATCAGGAAACAGTTGGCTGATGCTCTTCGAGTGCGACTTTCTGACCAATTTTCTGAAATGTGCTCTCCGAATTTGGACAAATAGAAAAAGGCCATTTCCATTCAGGGGCTGATGGAAATACTTCAGCCTGTTCCAAAGCACGGCGTAAAGAGAACACAACTCCAGCCATAATCTGATGTTTCCCATTGGTCCAGCTATCGCCGCTCTGATCTACAGGGGCGGCTATGTCGTATGACCAAACGACTTCACAGTTATTGTTTAAAATCTGGACTTTCATTTCATACACCTGCTTTAACATGAGTGCCTAGTGGCACAACATGACTCAACGAATCATCCTGGACTTCATATGCCCCAGGCGGCTACTTCGTGGGCGTCCTGCCTGTTCGTTGTCGGTAAAATGATATTGCTACTTAAAGTTGCAAAAATCAACTACAAAAAGTAGAAGTTAAGGGCATAAAAACGCATTTTGAAATTAATTCATTGAATTTACAGGTAAAATATTTTGGGGGCTATGATCAAAAAATTATATTGTGAAGTTAGCTGAGTTGTAGAACGTGATGGATTGTTTCATTGTGGCTGAGATCAGTATGTGATCTAGTTAATCATCAAGTGGGGAGAAGTCAATCATGAGAGTATTGTTGAGTTTTTGGAGGCTAAGTGTAAAACGGTAGGGAATTTACTACTCAATGGATTGTGTGATTTAGCCTCGATAGTAAGAAAACTAGGGCAGGTCATAGTCAAAAACTTATCAAAACATAAATTTGGCGAGACCTAAAATCGCCAAGCCTGTTGCAACAGTCCATGCGATCTGTTTATTTACGGCTGATGAAATAGCGCTGTTGACTTCACTTAGGCTAGGTTTTTTTGACAACTTTTCATCTATATCTATTTGTTTTTGAAGGATAACAGCGACATCGCGTCGGGTGTCGGAGAGAGCGTTTCGCAAATCACGAATGTCAGCTCTCATCTCTGCGAGATTTGTTTTTATATCCTCAACATTCGCTTCTAACTTAGCGACTCGGGCTTCAAGCATGTCATCACCTCCGCCATCTCCACCGTGTCTTCTAATTGTGGGAAGTTCACTATTAAATGGTACTACATTATTTTGCGGCGTCGGCATTTTTTTCATCTTCCGTTTTTGCTGGGAACTTTTCATTTACCCAGTTCAAAACTGAAAACGCATTTATATGAATTTCATTTCCACAATTGTTGCATATTAGTGAAAAGTAATACTGGTTAGCAGTATCAGAATAAATGCTTTTTTCAGTAAAAACATTCACATAACTACCAAGTTTCATAGTACATGGCATGCCCACATTCGCGCTGACTTGAGGCACAGTCAATCTGTCGTGTCCACATAGTGTACATTTTAGATATATATTCTTTTCTGAGAAATAAGAGACCAACATATCCATGTTAATCTTTTCGAATCCCTGCTCACTAGCCATTATATGCCCTTAGAACTATAACCGATTGTATTTTATTGACTCATGAATCAACGCCTTGCCCATTACATAAAGCTGATCCTGCGATTTTTCATCGATGTACCATTTCTCATAGGCAGGGTTATCCGAAAGAACGGCTAGCTTGTCACCTTGCATTTGAAGACGTTTAACATGAAAAGTCTTACCGTAAACGAAAGAGTAAATTCCATCAGTCTGGAAGTGACGAACAGAAATGTCGACAAACAGTCGATCTCCGGAAACGAGAGTAGGGGACATACTATCGCCATTTACAGTCATAACCTTAATATCATCCTGAGAACGGTTACCGAAAAGAGAACGGGCATGTTCTGTTGTGAACTCAATGGCGTAGAGCACATCAACATAGTCTGAAAGCATATAGGTTCCAGGTCCTGCGCTAACGCTAAGATCTAAAACTTCTATCCTGTATACGTCGGGTTTTGTTGGATTGGGGATGCTTGCCATTTCCTTACATCCTTCTCTCTCGCCAACACCATATTCTAAATATGAAGCCGATACCCCCAGAGCCAACGCAAGTTTATTCATGACAGAGGCACGAGGCTTCGCTGCGCCGATTGTGTATCGCCGCGCCATTTCATATGTAACGCCAACAAGACTTTTGAGTTGGGTGACAGAAATTCCCTTGTTTGTCATTAACTCGTTTAGTCTCTTGGCGAAATCTGGATACTTCTGTTCTTCTACCATAGGTAGAAGATTACTCACATCACATACGCTCGTCATTTCTATTTTAAGTAGTTGCAATTCGCTACTTTAAGTAGCATTATCCCCTCTGGATTTCAGAGGAGAAAGATATGTCATCTCAAAACTACACCGAGAAAGCAGTAAAGGCTGCGGGAAAGTCTTTATCTGAAGTAGCTCGTCGCTTTGGTTTTAAATCTACTCAATCTGTCGCTAATTGGGTAATTAACAATCAAGTCCCGTCGGAACGAGTTTTACAACTTTGTGAGCTGGGGAACTGGTCCGTAACCCCCCATGAGCTGCGTCCTGATATTTATCCAAATCCAAATGATGGATTACCAGAGTGCTATTCAAAAGTTAGCGGTTCAGTTGCGTAAACGTAACCACAGAAACGAGGAGTTAACCGTGGGTAAGCATCACTGGAAAGTAGAAAAACAGCCTGAGTGGTACGTGAAAGCTGTCAGAAAAACTATCGCGGCGTTGCCGGGTGGTTACGCTGAAGCTGCTGACTGGCTGGATGTAACAGAGAACGCATTATTTAACCGCCTTCGTGCCGATGGCGATCAGATTTTCCCGCTGGGATGGGCAATGGTTTTACAGCGCGCAGCTGGCACTCACTACATTGCGGATGCTGTCGCACAGTCTGCTGGTGGGGTGTTCGTATCGCTTCCTGAAATTGAGGAAGTAGAGAACGCCGATATAAACCAGCGCCTGCTGGAAGTCATCGAACAGATCGGGAGTTACTCAAAGCAGATTCGTTCGGCAATCGAAGATGGGGTAGTGGAGCCACACGAGCAGACAGCAATTAATGATGAGTTGTATCTGTCAATTTCGAAGCTCCAGGAGCATGCAGCACTGGTCTACAAAATCTTTTGCGCTCCAGAAAAGAGTGACGCCCGCGAGTGTGCAGCTCCGGGCGTCGTGGCGTTTTGTGTCTGTGGAGAAACTAACGCATGAACAGTTTAACAACACACTACCGTCGCTCGCAACTGATTGCGCTTCCTGTACCGGGTGGAAAAGCGAAGGTGGAGTATTGCTATGCAGTAAATGTACCAGGTGACAGGGTAATTGTAACCCACAGCTTTGCAGAGTGGGCTGTGGGTGATTTCAACCGGCAAAAGGAGACAGTCCTTTGCGACAAGTTAACCGCTGGTTCAAAGATCACTACGGAGTACCCGTCAGAGTCATTCGTTGGGAGCCGGAAACACAACGGGTTATCTACCTCCGCGAAGGCTATGAGCATGAATGCTTCAGTCCGCTCGAACAGTTTCGTCGTAAATTCAGGGAAATAGAGGTCGGTCATGAGCACTAAATTAACCGGCTATGTATGGGATGGTTGCGCAGCGTCAGGCATGAAATTATCCAGCGTGGCAATTATGGCCCGCCTGGCTGATTTCAGTAATGACGAAGGTGTGTGCTGGCCATCAATTGAAACCATTGCCCGCCAGATTGGCGCGGGGATGAGTACCGTCAGAACGGCTATCGCACGGCTGGAAGCAGAAGGCTGGTTAACGCGTAAGGCGCGTCGCCAGGGTAACCGCAATGCGTCGAATGTTTATCAGCTTAACGTTGCGAAGCTTCAGGCAGCGGCATTTTCTCAACTGTCAGATTCTGACCCGTCAAAATCTGACGCATCAAAATCTGACCCGTCAAAATTTGATGCGTCGAAATCTGGCAAAAAAGCGGGTTTTCACCCGTCAGAATCTGGCGGGGATCCGTCAGTAAAATCAAAACATGATCCGTCAGATAAAAAACCTTCTCGTCCGGACGCTTCGCAACCGGACACGCAGACGGCTGAACAGGATTTTTTAACTCGCCATCCTGATGCGGTTGTATTCAGCCCTAAAAAGCGCCAGTGGGGAACGCAGGATGATTTGACCTGCGCACAGTGGCTCTGGAAAAAAATCATCGCCCTGTACGAGCAGGCCGCCGAATGTGACGGCGAGGTGGTTCGTCCCAAAGAACCGAACTGGACAGCCTGGGCAAACGAAATTCGCCTGATGTGTGTGCAGGATGGTCGTACTCACAAACAAATCTGCGAGATGTACAGCCGCGTCAGCCGCGATCCGTTCTGGTGCCGTAACGTGCTCAGCCCGTCGAAGCTGCGGGAAAAATGGGATGAGCTTTCCCTGCGCTTATCGCCGTCCGTCAGCACGTACACCGAAAAACGCGAAGACCCGTACTTCAAAGCCAGTTACGACAATGTGGACTACAGCCAGATCCCGGCAGGATTCAGGGGGTGATCATGAGTCTTTTGAATGAAGTTCAGAAATTCATTGAAGCCCATCCGGGGTGTACTTCCGGAGACATTGCGGATGCTTTTGCTGGTTACTCACGGCAGCGCGTTCTGCAGTCAGCAAGCAAGTTACGTCAGAGTGGGCGTGTGGCTCACCGTTGTGAAGGAGATACACGCAGACATTTCCCGCGCCTGACTGAGAGAGCGCAGGATCCGGAACCACAACCAGTTCGTGAAACCAGACCTGTGCGCAATTTCTATGTCGGCACTAACGACCCGCGGGTGATTTTGTGCCTGACCCGCCAGGCGGAAGAACTGGAGTCCAGGGGCTTATACCGTCGTGCTGCAACGGTGTGGATGGCGGCATTCCGTGAAAGCCACTCCCAGCCAGAACGAAACAATTTTCTGGCGCGTCGTGAACGGTGTTTACGGAAAAGCAGTAAGCGGGCTGCATCAGGTGAAGAGTGGTATCTCTCAGGGAATTACGTGGGGGCTTAATGAGTAATAAATATTGCCAGGCGCTGGTGGAACTGCGGAACAAACCAGCCCATGAACTGAAGGAAGTGGGCGATCAGTGGCGCACGCCGGACAACATTTTCTGGGGAATTAACACCCTGTTTGGCCCGTTTGTTCTGGATCTGTTCACTGACGGTGATAACGCCAAATGTGCTGCGTATTACACGGCGGAAGACAACGCGCTGGCGCATGACTGGTCAGAACGCCTTGCGGAGCTTAAAGGTGCTGCCTTTGGTAATCCCCCATACAGCCGCGCCAGTCAGCATGAGGGGCAATACATCACCGGCATGCGTTACATCATGAAGCATGCCAGTGCCATGCGTGATAAAGGCGGGCGCTATGTTTTCCTGATCAAAGCTGCCACCAGCGAAGTGTGGTGGCCGGAAGATGCAGATCATATTGCTTTTATTCGCGGGCGTATTGGTTTTGAACTGCCTGCCTGGTTTATCCCGAAGGATGAGAAGCAGGTGCCGACAGGCGCTTTCTTCGCTGGTGCTATTGCTGTTTTCGACAAGACCTGGAAGGGACCGGCAATCAGCTACATCGGGCGCGATGAACTTGAGGCGTGTGGTGAGGCCTTTCTGGCGCAGGTTCGCCAGCAGGCAGAAAAACTGGTCAGGGAGATGGCGGCATGACGACGTTAACTCAATGCCAGCAGCAGGTGCTGGATATGCTGATTTCTTATCAGAAAGAACGTGGCGTCCCGCCAACCAATCAGGAGGTGGCAACCATGCTGGGATACCGTTCGGTGAATGCAGCGGTGGAGCATCTTCGCGCACTGGAGAAAAAAGGCGTCATCACGATAAAGCGTGGTGTGGCCCGGGGGATCACTCTTCATACCGTGGTGAAGGTCGACGACAGTGAGGCGGTCGGGATTATCCGCTCACTGCTTGCCGGTGAGGAAAACGCCAGGCTGCGTGCAGCCCACTGGTTACATGAGAGGGGCCTGAAAGTATGAAGCTGATCCTGCCTTTTCCGCCCAGCGTGAACACGTACTGGCGACACCCCAACAAAGGGGCGTTTGCTGGTAAGAGCCTGATAAGCGCGGCGGGGCGAAAATTCCAGAGCGCGGCGTGCGCAGCAATAGTTGAGCAGTTACGTCGTCTGCCGAAACCAACGTCGGCACCTGCTTCAGTGGAGATCGTGTTGTTTCCTCCGGATAACCGGATCCGCGATCTGGACAACTATAACAAGGCGCTGTTTGACGCCCTGACCCACGCGGGTGTGTGGGAAGACGACAGCCAGGTGAAAAGAATGCTGGTGGAGTGGGGGCCGGTTATCCCGGAAGGGAAGGTCGAGATCACTATCAGTAAGTACGAGAAAACGGCGGGTGCAGCCGCCTGATTAAGAGGAGAAACGAAGTATGAATAATCTGATGGTCATTGATGGTATTGAAGTTCGTCGTGATGCTTATGGGCGTTACAGCCTGAACGATCTGCACAGGGCTGCTGGTTCTCTGGATAAGCATAAGCCTGCATTCTGGCTCCGCAATGAGCAAACTGAGCGTTTAATAAGCGAGTTGCAGATTTGCAACTCGGTCAATATAGAGCCAGTTAACGTTATTCGTGGCGGAAATAACCAGGGGACGTATGTCTGCAAAGAACTGGTGTATGCCTATGCAATGTGGATCAGCCCGTCATTCCATCTGAAGGTGATCCGTACTTTCGACATGGTAACCAGCGCACCGGAAAAATTATCCGGACAGGCTGCTGACAAGATGCAGGCTGGTGTGATTCTGCTGGACTTTATGCGCCGGGAATTAAACCTGTCTAACTCTTCAGTGCTTGGTGCCTGTCAGAAACTCCAGGAGGCTGTTGGCTTACCGAATCTGGCACCGCGCTATGCCATTGATGCTCCTGCTGACGCGCCTGATGGCTCAAGCCGCCCCACGCTGTCACTGAGTGCACTGCTGAAGCAGTATGGTATCCGCCTGACAGCTAATCAGGCATATCACCAGATGGTGAAGCTGGGGATCGTCGAGCAGCGCGAACGATACAGCCGTACCGCGATTAACAACATCAAAAAATTCTGGTCGCTGACGGCGAAAGGCTGCATGTTCGGCAAGAACATCACCAGTCCCGCAAATCCGCGCGAGACGCAGCCGCATTTCTTCGAATCCCGATTCCCTGAGCTGTTAAAGCTACTCGATACCGTTCATTGAGGTGACCGTGAGAGCACTACTGACCCCTGAAATTGCCCCGCGTATGGGGATCGTATTGTTCAGGCCAGGTTCAGAGCTGATGCCCCTGTTTATGCAGGGGCGTGTCCTGCTGGAGCCAGAGCCGGAACGTTATTCATCTTTCGCCAGTGGTGCCGTTCCGGCGGCATCACAACCGCTGGCGGATGATCCTGCCGTTCGGACCGTGTTCCGCAATGAGGCAGTGATCCGTCGTGCTGGTGGCGTGGAATGTCTTGAAAGCTGGTTACTTCGTGAAAAGGGCTGTCAGTGGCCTCATTCTGACTGGCACAGCGAGAACATGACCACAATGCGGCACGCTCCGGGAGCAATTCGTCTGTGCTGGCACTGCGATAACCAGCTGCGTGACCAGTTCACGGAACGGCTGGAATCAATGGCAACGGATAACTGTGCCCGCTGGGTGTTGTCTGTCGTGCGTCGGGATCTCGGTTTTAATGACAGTCACGTTGTGACAATGCCGGAACTGTGCTGGTGGCTGGTTCGTAATGATCTGGCGGATGCCTTACCGGAAAGTGCAGCCCGTAAGGCACTGAGATTACCGAAGCCTGTTGTGCCATCTGTCACCCGGGAAAGTGACCTTGTGCCTTCGGTTCCTGCCACCAGCATCATCCAGGATAAAGCGAAAAAGGTGCTGGCGCTGAAAGTGGATCCGGAGTCGCCGGAGTCTTTTATGTTACGCCCAAAACGTCGCCGCTGGGTTAATGAAAAGTACACGCGCTGGGTTAAGACGCAGCCGTGTGCATGTTGTGGAAAGCCTGCTGATGATCCCCACCACCTGATAGGCCACGGTCAGGGTGGGATGGGTACAAAAGCGCATGACCTCTTTGTGTTGCCTTTGTGCAGAAAGCATCACGACGAGCTGCATGCGGATACCGTGGCATTTGAAGAGAAGTATAGCTCCCAGCTGGAGCTGATATTTCGTTTTATCGATCGTGCGCTGGCAATTGGCGTGCTGGCCTGATTTTGTGGAGAAAGTTGATGCGTGATATGTATGAAGTATTGGACCGCTGGGGAGCATGGGCTGCAGCAGATAACAGTGGCGTGGACTGGCAGCCGATAGCAGCAGGCTTCAAGGGGCTTTTACCTCATGGCAAAAAGTCACGGATTCAGTGTGATGATGACGAAGGCATTATGATAGACAGTTGTGTGGCTCGGTTGAGAAGGTATAAACCAGAGGAATATGAGCTCATCATAGCCCACTTTGTTATTGGTATCTCATTACGCACTATTGCCAAAAAGAGAAGGTGCTCTGATGGCACTATTAGGAAGGAGTTGCAAACCGCAATCGGTTTTATAGAGGGGGTTGTAAGTATACTTGTGTAAAATAATAAAAGGCGGTAGTACCGCCTTAATGATCGAATCGTTGTATGTTTTCATGGAATCTACAAAAGTGAATAGATATTTTGAATAGTAAAATGTAGAAACCAACTTGACTTAAAGTTATGGCTTTGCATTTATCATTCAAGAGTTTTTGTAATTCTTCCGTTGGTAATTGGTATACATCATCAAGAAAAACGATGCATTCTTCTAAGTTGTCTGATTCAGGAAGATAAAAAATATTAGTAATTAACTGCTTCCTTATAGCATCAATTTTGCTATCTATTGAAGTCTTAGAAACTCCGTTGGAGAGAAGAATAGCTTCGAACTTAGATAAACTTACTAACGGAGCAAAGACTGCACGCATTGGCACATCACGATTATTACTTGTATCTATATCGCAACTGTTGCTTAATATAATGCCTCGTGTTTTTTTAGTCCCTTTAATTGAATATACTGTAAGCTCCTTAAATATATCTCCCTGAAGTGCAGCATTTTTCAGATCATCATGATAATTGCTAAGGTAGTAGTTAGTGTTTTCAGGGAAATCTCTAAGTGCATTTATTAGTCCTTCTTTTTGAGGAGCTGTTAAATAATATGGAATTTGATCTTTGAATTTCTCGATATCAAAAATGTTATTACTCATCACTTAATCCAAGTATAAATCCCACAGTGAAGCATGAACGACTTTATTTATTTCACTGCCTAAAGACACCTGGTTTGTTGATAATTTTTCATAAAAGTTTGTCATCGAGACTGCAAGTCTTTGATCAACTGAGATTGTGCTCCCTGCTTTATATGTTTGTGTGATGGAATGAACTGAATCGGTAGTTGAAGACTTATACTCCAAAGCGTGATTTTTGACGATTAAACTTTGTTGAGGACCATGCTGTTGATTTTGGGCAATGTCTGTTAATGCAGTTATATGCAGACTATATAAAACCAAAGTTAATACTTGAAGTTGAGCTCGATAAACATGATGAGACGGATACATATCATACCACCATTTCTATTTGTAGGATGGTTCTAGTTCTTGAATTGTTGACTCTTTAAGGCAACTAAAGAAAGCTAATTTATTACAGGCGTGAAGATCATCAAGAATTTTTTTGGGTTCGTTTTTAAACTTATCTATTTCATCAGTATTAGTGATTTGCCTAATGCTGTCTATGTCTAGGATTAGTCCTTTTTTATTAAATTCTCCATTATCTGACATGACTAAAGCATGAGATAATATTTGAATTATATTTAGAAATGCGCCTTCATTTTTATCGATTCTGATATTGATCGGATAATTAGACATAGACTCGCCAGCCATATTTAAGCTGACGTTTAGCTTATCAAATAAATTAGAATCGTCTTCTTTTGGGAAAAAATCTACATACTTTAATGAGTAGCGGATGATGTTGTCATTTAAATTTAATTTGTTAAGCTCATTTAATACATGAATGATTTTTTCTCTAAAATGACTCCACCCTTGATATTTGGTGCTGGTGGATACAACAACACCATGGTCACTTAGTCCAATATAGTACCCTTCGATTTCGAGGCGACTGACAACTGCGTAATGTAATTGTTCATCTCCCTCACGAACATTTTTAGGTATTTGACTGGGTGGTAAACTAATTACTGGTTTTGTACAACCTAGAGCGTGAAAAAGAAACCCTGGAACTATTTCCGATATTTGTGTTTCTTTAGAAAAACGCATTTCGAAAGCAGCTTCGATTACTGGTTGTTTTGATAGAGATGTTGGAATGAGCATTTAAAACCCATAGTATGTTTTATGAGCTGATTGGATTTTGAGCATAGCTACCGCACGAATCTTCGAGGAAGATCCAAACATGTGCCTAATGTCGCATCATGCTCAAGGCGGCATAAATTTTGTTTACTGAGTATAAGATTAACAACCATTAACTTCCATCAAAAATGCTAACGCGTACGCAAAAACTATTGTATCGTGTTAAGAGTGGTCACTTCGCCACACAGCTTAAACCCGCCGTCGAGCGGGTTTGTCGTTTCTGGACCCGGCTATTTGTTGAGCCTGGTCTATACCGCAGTTATCCATTGGCTCGGCCTCTTTTACGTTTCCGCTTCTGATTTGCGGTACATGATGTTCCCTCAATTTGCACCTCCTGTATTGGCGAGGTGAGAGATAACTACAAATGCCTCATAACCCAAATACCTGGCTGGAGTTGGTCCAGAGCTGGTGGCGTGGAGACACACCGCTGGGCGCAGTGATTATGTCGATTGTTATGGCTGGTTTACGTATTGCCTATTTTGGCGGTGGTGGCGGCTGGAAGCGAAAAACACTCGAAATTCTACTCTGTGGCGCTCTGACGCTGACTTTTGCATCCGCTCTTGAGTATGTCGGATGGCCTAAATCACTATCTGTTGCCATTGGTGGTGGGGTGGGGCTGATCGGTGTCGATGCTATTCGTGGGGCTGCAATGCGAGTAATCGGTAACAAATTTGGTGGCTCTAAGGAGTAATTTATGCAGGTACTAAATTCCCAGCGTAAAGCTTTCCTTGATATGGTGGCTTGGTCAGAAGGAACGGATAACGGACGACAACCGACACGTAACCACGGTTATGACGTTATTGTCGGTGGTGAACTCTTCACTGATTACTCCGATCACCCTCGCAAACTTGTCACGCTAAACCCGAAACTCAAGTCAACAGCCGCCGGACGTTACCAGCTTCTTTCACGCTGGTGGGATGCTTACCGTAAACAGCTTGGCCTGAAAGATTTTTCTCCAGAAAGCCAGGACGCTGTAGCTCTGCAGCAGATTAAAGAGCGTGGCGCTTTACCGATGATTGACCGTGGCAATATTCGTCAGGCAATCGACCGTTGCAGCAATATCTGGGCGTCATTACCTGGTGCAGGTTACGGTCAGTATGAACATAAAATCGGTGACCTGATTGCACGGTTTGAAGAGGCTGGTGGGGTGATAAATGAAGTTGAGCTATAAGCTGGTTATCGCTGCTTTCTTCGTTACTGTCATTGGTTCTTTCATCTGGTCAGCCAACCACTACTACAGCAAATATCAGTACGAAAAGAAACGTGCTGATGAGGCTGAACGAAATGCTGGATCAGCAACAGCCATTACCAATAACGTCCTGCAATCACTGCAAATCGTCAATACAGTACTGGAGGCTAACCAGCATGCAAAACAGCAGATCGCACTGGAGTCACAAAGAACCCAGGAAGATATCAAAATGGCCGTTGCGGATGATGATTGTGCTTCACGTCTTGTGCCTGCTGCCGCTGCTGAGCGGTTGCGGAAGTATGCGGACAGTTTACGTGAACACTCCGACGGTACCACTGCCAGCCAGCCTGACGGCTGAAACCCCTCAGCCTGATTTACCTGATCATTTTACGTGGGGCTCGAGCTTAGATCTGAATGCCGCCTTGTTGTCTGCATTGGCGCAGTGTAATACCGATAAAGCTGACATCAGAAGGATTGAAGTTGAGCGTGGTCACATCATGCAAAAAAAATGATGTTCACTTTATTTTGTTCCTTGATTTGATATGTGATGACCCAATAGATACAAAGCACCTGATTTGGGTGATTTTTTTGAAGGACTATACACATGAAAGACGGCATTTATTTTGTTGTGTTCAGAAGCGGTCATAATGATGTTGGCAATGGCACGGTCGTTGTGAAGGATAATGCGGTTAATGGTGGTGATTTTGGGTTTACCTATCAGGGGCGTGTACAAGATGGGGTATTGAAACTTCATGTATCCCGCCATAACCCTTCAGCACAAAACGTTATTGCAGGCCTTAACGATTATGTGATGGATCTCTCTGTGAGAGATATTGGGGATGGTTATTACCTTGAAGGTGGAATTGCTGGTGTTCCTGGTGCGACTCTGTCTGTACAGGCGAAATTTATCGGCAATTTGATTTAAATCGATTCTCTCCTAAACCGCCCACTTTCCACGGGCGGTTTTTTGTTGCCATTACGATGGGTAGACCAGTAGTAATGATTGAAGGAGAAATTTAAATGCCCCCACGAACCCCAAAAGCCTGCCGTGTTCGCGGCTGCCGCCATACCACCACTGACCCGTCAGGCTATTGCGAAAGCCACAAAAGCGAAGGCTGGAAGCAATACAAACCTGGACAATCCCGTCATCAGCGCGGCTACGGTTCGAAGTGGGACAGTATCCGCGCGCGTGTCCTGAAGCGTGACAAAGGCCTGTGTCAGTTATGTCTGCGTTCTGGTGTGGTGCGTGAGGCGAAAACTGTTGACCACATCATCCCTAAAGCGCATGGCGGCACTGATGCTGACAGTAATCTGCAGAGTCTGTGTTGGCCGTGCCATAAGGCGAAGACGGCCCGTGAACGGTTAAAGTGATAATAATTCTCAACTGTCTGAGGGGAGGGGCGGGTCAAATCCCTGTGACCTGACGTCTTCCGGACTGCCCGCCCCATCGTTTTTTTATACCCGCGAAAAATGAAATTTAACCAGGAGTGCCGCATATGGCTGGAACGGCGGGGCGTTCCGGGCGTCGCCCCAAGCCAACGGCGCGCAAGGCGCTGGCCGGAAACCCCGGCAAGCGAGCCCTGAACAAAGATGAACCCGTTTTTACGCCCATCAAAGGTGTTGAGCCACCGGAGTGGTTCGCTGAAGAAGAGCTCCCTCTCGCCACGATCATGTGGCAACTGACAACCAAAGAACTCTGCGGTCAGGGCCTGCTGTGCGTGACTGACCTCGCAGTGCTTGAGCGGTGGTGCGTAGCCTATGAGTTCTGGCGACGTGCTGTGAAAAATATTGCCAGACAGGGCAACACCATCACCGGTGCAATGGGCGGCATGGTCAAAAATCCGGAGCTGACCGCCAAAAAAGAACAGGAGTCCGAGATGAGCAGTACGGGGGCAATGCTCGGACTCGACCCCAGCAGCCGCCAGCGTCTGATTGGCCTGGCGGGGCAGAAGAAAGCCACTAACCCGTTTCTGAAAATTATCGAATCATGAGCCGGAAATCTTACCCCAACGTAAATGCTGCCAATCAGTATGCCCGGGATGTCGTGCGCGGAAAGATTGTGGCCTGCCAGTTTGTGATTCAGGCCTGCCAGCGCCATCTTGATGACCTGATGGCGGAAAAAAGTAAGTCGTTTCGTTACCGCTTCGACAAGGACCTGGCTGAACGGGCCGCCAAATTTATTCAGCTGTTGCCGCACACCAAGGGTGAGTGGGCATTCAAGAGGATGCCCATCACGCTGGAGCCGTGGCAGCTCTTTGTGATCTGCTGTGCGTTTGGCTGGGTCAATAAAGGCACCCGGCTGCGCCGCTTCCGGGAGGTGTATACCGAAATCCCCCGTAAGAACGGCAAATCAGCAATCTCTGCCGGTGTCGCCCTGTATTGTTTTGCCTGTGATAACGAGTTCGGCGCGGAAGTGTATTCCGGTGCCACGACGGAGAAACAGGCATGGGAAGTCTTTCGTCCGGCAAGACTGATGTGTAAACGCACACCCATGCTGACGGAAGCGTTCGGGATTGAGGTTAACGCCTCAAACATGAATCGTCCGGAGGATGGCGCGCGGTTTGAACCGCTGATCGGTAACCCCGGTGATGGTTCATCACCCCACTGTGCGGTGGTGGATGAATATCACGAGCACGCCACCGATGCGCTTTACACCACGATGCTTACCGGGATGGGGGCGCGACGTCAGCCACTGATGTGGGCCATTACTACTGCCGGGTACAACATTGAGGGGCCGTGCTACGACAAGCGACGGGAAGTTATCGAGATGCTCAACGGGTCGGTACCCAACGATGAACTGTTCGGGATCATCTATACCGTTGACGAAGGCGATGACTGGACCGACCCGCAGGTGCTGGAAAAAGCTAACCCGAATATTGGCGTGTCGGTTTATCGCGAATTTTTGTTAAGTCAGCAGCAGCGTGCGAAAAATAACGCCCGTCTGGCAAACGTCTTTAAAACAAAACACCTCAATATCTGGGTGTCGGCGCGTTCGGCGTATTTCAACCTGGTGAGCTGGCAGAGCTGCGAGGATAAATCACTGACCCTTGAGCAGTTCGAGGGGCAGCCGTGCATTCTGGCCTTTGACCTGGCGCGTAAGCTGGATATGAACAGCATGGCGCGACTTTATACCCGCGAGATTGACGGTAAAACGCATTACTACAGTGTGGCCCCGCGTTTCTGGGTACCGTATGACACGGTGTACAGCGTCGAGAAAAATGAAGATCGACGGACAGCCGAACGCTTTCAGAAATGGGTGGAAATGGGCGTTCTGACCGTTACCGATGGTGCGGAGGTGGATTATCGCTACATCCTCGAGGAGGCCAAAGCGGCGAACAAAATCAGCCCGGTCAGTGAGTCACCCATCGACCCCTTCGGGGCGACCGGGTTGTCACATGACCTTGCTGATGAAGACCTGAACCCCATCACTATCATTCAGAACTACACCAACATGTCCGACCCGATGAAAGAGCTGGAAGCGGCAATTGAATCGGGGCGCTTTCATCATGATGGCAATCCCATCATGACCTGGTGTATCGGCAACGTGGTCGGCAAAACCATTCCGGGTAACGATGATGTGGTGAAGCCCGTCAAAGAGCAGGCGGAAAACAAAATCGATGGTGCAGTTGCGCTGATTATGGCGGTTGGCAGAGCCATGCTGTACGAGAAAGAAGACACGCTGTCTGACCACATTGAGTCCTATGGGATCCGCTCGCTTTAACTGAGGTAATTATGATCATGCTGATTCTCGCGCCTCTGGTGGGCGTGCTGGGGGCGCTTTTGCTGGCGTATGGTGCCTGGCTGATTTATCCCCCGGCGGGGTTTGTTGTTGCCGGGGCGTTGTGTCTGTTCTGGTCGTGGCTGGTGGCGCGATATCTCGACCGTACACAGTCGTCTGTCGGCGGAGGTAAATAGTGTTCTTTTCGGGATTATTTCAACGAAAAAGTGACGCACCGGTGACCACGCCAGCAGAGCTGGCGGATGCTATCGGGTTGTCCTACGACACCTATACCGGAAAGCAGATCAGCAGCCAGCGGGCCATGCGACTGACGGCGGTTTTTTCCTGTGTCAGGGTGCTGGCGGAGTCGGTCGGGATGTTGCCCTGCAACCTGTATCACCTGAACGGCAGTCTGAAGCAGAGAGCCGCTGGCGAACGTCTGCATAAGCTGATCTCCACGCATCCCAATGGCTATATGACGCCGCAGGAGTTCTGGGAGCTGGTGGTCACCTGTCTGTGCCTGCGGGGAAACTTTTACGCCTACAAAGTGAAAGCATTTGGCGAAGTGGCTGAACTGCTGCCCGTCGATCCCGGCTGTGTGGTACCGAAGCTTAACAGTAGCTGGGAGCCGGTCTATCAGGTCACATTCCCGGATGGCTCCACGGATGTACTGAGCCAGGAGGATATCTGGCATGTGCGCACGCTGACGCTGGACGGACTGGTGGGGCTGAATCCCATCGCCTATGCCCGCGAGGCAATATCGCTGGCGGCAGCGACCGAAGAGCACGGGGCCAGACTGTTCAGCAATGGCGCGGTGACGTCGGGTGTGTTGCGTACAGAGCAGACGCTGTCAGATCAGGCTTATGAGCGCCTGAAGAAAGATTTTGAGGAGCGTCACACCGGGCTTGGCAATGCTCACCGCCCGATGATCCTTGAGATGGGGCTGGACTGGAAGTCGATGGCGCTGAACGCCGAGGACAGCCAGTTCCTGGAAACCCGCAAGTTTCAGCTTGAAGAAATCTGTCGTCTGTTCCGGGTACCGTTGCACATGGTGCAGAACACCGATCGCGCCACCTTCAACAATATCGAAGAACTGGGGCTCGGATTTATCAACTATTCACTGGTGCCGTATCTGACCCGCATCGAACAGCGGATCAACACCGGACTGGTACGAAAAAGTAAGCAGGGCGTTTATTACGCCAAATTTAACGCCGGGGCGTTACTGCGCGGGGATATGAAGTCCCGTTTTGAAGCCTACGCCACCGGGATTAACTGGGGAATTTACTCTCCCAATGACTGCCGCGACCTGGAAGATATGAATCCGCGTCCCGGTGGTGATGTCTATCTCACACCGATGAACATGACCACGAAACCCTCCGATGGCAGTAAAGCCGGTAAGCAGAAGGATAACGCCAATGCAGACGAAACAACGTCTTGATGTACCGCTGAGTCTGAAATCTGTCAGTGACTCCGGTGAGTTTGAAGGGTATGGCTCCGTCTTTGGTGTAAAGGACAGCCACGATGATGTGGTGATGTCCGGGGCATTTGCTGCTTCCCTGCGGGCGTGGAGTGACAGAAAAGCGTTACCTGCGCTGCTCTGGCAGCACCGCATGGATGAACCCATCGGTGTTTACACCGAAATGAAGGAAGACGATGTCGGGCTTTACGTCAGGGGACGGTTGCTTATTGATGATGATCCCCTCGCAAAACGCGCACATGCACACATGAAGGCCGGTTCGTTAACCGGCCTTTCTATTGGGTACGTCCTGAAAGACTGGGAATACGACCGGAGCAAAGAAGCCTTTCTGCTGAAAGAAATCGACCTCTGGGAAGTCAGCCTGGTGACGTTCCCGTCTAACGACGAGGCGCGGATCAGCGACGTCAAGAACGCACTGGCCCGCGGGGAAATCCCCGAACAGAAAAAAATCGAAAGAGTCCTGCGTGATGTCGGACTCTCCCGTACCCAGGCCAAAGCATTCATGGCCGGGGGCTATGGCGCACTGTCCCTGCGCGACGCTGAGGATGTGGGCTCTGCACTGAATGCACTGAAAAATCTGAACTTCTAATCAGGAGAAATACGATGGCGGTTGATATTAAAGATGTGGAACAGGTCGCGCAGGAGCTGCAGCAGAAGTTTGACGACTTCAAAGCAAAGAACGACAAGCGCGTGGATGCGATTGAGCAGGAAAAAGGCAAACTTGCCGGGCAGGTGGAAACCCTGAACGGGAAACTCAGCGAGCTGGAAAACCTCAAAAGCGATCTTGAAAAAGAGTTGCTTGAGCTGAAACGTCCGGCAGGTGGTGCGCAAAATAAACTGGCCACCGAGCATAAAGAGGCGTTTGTGTGCTTCCTGCGTAAAGGCCGTGAAGACGGTCTGCGCGATCTGGAGCGTAAGGCATTGCAGGTGGGCACCGATGAAGACGGTGGCTATGCCGTGCCGGAAGCGCTGGATCGCAACATTCTCAACCTGCTTAAAGATGAAGTGGTGATGCGTCAGGAAGCCACGGTGATCACCGTTGGCGGTTCCGACTACAAAAAACTGGTGAATCTGGGCGGTACGGCTTCCGGATGGGTGGGGGAAACGGATACGCGATCCCAGACTGCCACCTCCAGACTGGAGCTGATTGAACCTCTCATGGGGGAAATCTACGGTAACCCGCAGGCCACCCAGAAAATGCTGGACGATGCCTTTTTCAACGTGGAGGCCTGGATCAACAGCGAGCTGGCAACCGAATTTGCCGAACAGGAAGAAATTGCCTTTACCTCAGGCGATGGCACCAAGAAGCCGAAAGGGTTCCTGGCGTATGAATCCACTGATGAAACCGATAAGGTCCGGGCGTTCGGCAAACTTCAGCATATTGTATCCGGCGACGCGACTGCGGTGACCGCAGACGCCATTATCAAACTGATTTACACGCTGCGTAAGGCACACCGCACCGGCGCGAAGTTCATGATGAACAACAACAGCCTGTTTGCCATCCGTCTGCTGAAAGACACCGAGGGTAACTATCTGTGGCGTCCGGGGCTGGAACTGGGGCAGCCGTCCTCTCTGGCGGGTTACGGTATCGCTGAAAACGAACAGATGCCGGATATCGCCGCTGATGCGAAAGCCATTGCATTTGGTAACTTCAAACGGGGTTACACCATCGTTGACCGTATCGGCACCCGCATTCTGCGTGACCCGTACACCAATAAACCGTTTGTCGGTTTTTATACCACCAAGCGCACCGGCGGGATGCTGGTCGATTCGCAGGCCATCAAACTGCTGAAGATTGCAGCGGCGTAATCACTCAGGGGCGCGGAACCGCGCCCCCTGTTCTGACGGGTGAAGAATCATGATCCTGAAACAAGATCTGAAATGGTCACCGGACGGTATGCGTGTTGAGGTCATTCGGGCCGGTGAGTATGACGACGGGGCGCTTCCTGCCCGGGTGCAGGAGATTGCACTTCAGGCCGGGTTAGCAGAGCGCGGAACCAGTGCAAAAAGCAGTAAAGCGACAAAAGAGAAAAAAGCCACGACCAGTAAAGAGGGCTGAGTATGCTTCTGACAATGGAAGAGATTAAAGCCCAACTCCGGCTGGATGAGGATTTCGATGCTGATGACCGCCATCTGCAACTGCTGGCCTGTGCGGCGCAAAAGCGGACGGAAACGTATCTGAACCGGAAGCTCTATGCACCGGATGAAACCATTCCGGACAGCGACCCGGACGGACTGCACCTGCCGGATGATATTCGTCTGGGGATGCTGATGCTTATCAGCCATTTTTACGAAAACCGCTCGTCGGTTACGGAAGTGGAGAAACTCGACATGCCGCAGAGTTTTGGCTGGCTTGTCGGCCCGTACAGGTACTTTCCGCAATGAAAATTCGTCAGGCGCAGACCAGCGCAACCTACATTCTGCCGGACCCGGGTGAACTGAATAAACGCGTCCTGATCCGCCTGCGGGTGGATATGCCCGCGGATAACTTTGGCGTGGAGCCTCAATACCCGGTTACGTTCCGGACATGGGCGAAGGTTATCCAGACCAGTGCCACCACCTGGCAGGAAACCGCGCAGACCGGGGACGCCATCACCCATTACATCACCATTCGTTACCGCCGGAGGATCACCGCTGATTATGAGGTGGTCTGCGGTGACAGTGTGTACCGGGTGAAACGTCAGCGCGATCTGAACGGGGCGCGGCGCTTTCTGCTGCTGGAGTGTACGGAGCTGGGCGAATGTAGGCAGAGTCACGGAGGCAGCAATGGCGACTCCCTTTTTTCACGTTGATGTTCAGCAGCCCGCCGAGATGCGCTTTAACCGCGCCCGTGTCCGGCGGGCGTTTGTCACGATTGGGCAGCGTCATATGCGTGATGCCCGTCGGCTGGTGATGCGCCGTGCGCGGTCGGCACCGGGTGAAAACCCCGGTTATCAGACCGGACGCCTGGCTCGTTCGATTGGTTATATGGTGCCGAGAGCCAGTAAAAAGCGAGCCGGTTTTATGACACGCATTGCCCCTAACCAGCGCAACGGGAAGGGGAACCGGATGATCTCTGGTGACTTCTATCCGGCGTTTCTGTTTTTTGGTGTCCGGGGAGGAGCAAAACGTCGTCGTAGTCATCATCGTGGTGCATCCGGTGGCAGCGGCTGGCGACTGGCTCCACGTAATAACTTCATGGTGGAAACTCTTGAAAAGAACCGCAGCTGGACACGCTATTTTCTGGCGCGGGAATTGCGTAAATCACTGAAGCCGGAGCGACGACACAGATGAAACTGACGCCTGTTATTGCTGCGCTGCGTGCCCGCTGCCCGTATTTTGAAAACCGGGTGGCAGGCGCGGCACAGTTCAAAAATCTGCCGGAGGTCGGAAAGCTGAGACTCCCGGCGGCGTATGTGGTACCGGGTGATGACTCTCCGGGAGAAAACAAAAGCCAGACCGACTACTGGCAGGAGCTGAAAGAGGGCTTCTCCGTGGTTGTCATACTGAGTAACGGGCGTGATGAGCGCGGTCAGTTTGCCTCGTATGATGTGGTGGACGATGTCCGGCAGATGCTCTTTAAGGCTCTGCTGGGCTGGAACCCGGAAGCGTGCGGTAACCCGATTACCTATGACGGCGGCACGCTGCTGGATCTGAATCGTCATGAGCTGATTTATCAGTTCGATTTTTCGGTCATCAGCGAGCTGACTGAAGACGATACCCGCCAGCAGGATGATCTGAACAGTCTGGATGAACTGCAAACGCTGGCGATTGATGTTGATTATCTCGAGCCCGGTAACGGGCCTGACGGCGATATCGAACATCACACCGAAATAACCCTTCCTTCCTGAGGATCCTCATGTTTGTCAAACCTGTTAAAGGGCGGTCAGTTCCTGACCCTGCCCGCGGCGACCTTTTGCCCGCCGAAGGGCGAAATGTTGACGAGAACAACTACTGGCTGCGCCGTGAAGCAGCGGGTGATATCCGGCGCGTGAATAAAAAGGTGAACACCGATGACGATAAGCTTTAACACCATTCCGTCGAATACGCTGGTTCCGCTGTTTTATGCGGAAATGGATAACCAGGCTGCGAATACTGCACAGGACAGCGGAGCATCGCTGCTGATTGGTCATGCCAATAACGGTGCAGAGATTGTTGCCAACAGTCTGGTGCTGATGCCGTCGGCAGACTATGCACGCCAGATTTGTGGTGCGGGAAGTCAGCTGGCGCGTATGGTCGAGGCTTATCGCCAGACCGACCCGTTTGGTGAGCTGTATGTGATTGCCGTTCCGGAAGCCACAGGCGCGGCGGCAACGGTTACGCTGACGGTGACCGGGGAAGCAACCGAAAGCGGCACGGTGAATGTCTATGTGGGACGTACCCGCGTGCAGGCTCCGGTGACCAACGGCGATAACGTCACGACGATTGCCAGCAGTATCAAAGATGCCATCAATGCCGTTCCGGCCCTGCCGTTTACGGCTTCATCTTCGGCAGGCGTGGTCACACTGACCGCGCGTCATAAGGGGCTTTGCGGGAATGAAATTCCTGTCAGCCTCAATTACTACGGCTTTGGTGGGGGCGAAGTGCTGCCAGCGGGCGTACAGATTGCCGTGGCGACGGGTACCGCCGGAACGGGTGCTCCGGTTCTCACCGGCGCGGTGGCTGCAATGGCGGATGAGCCGTTTGATTATATCGGCCTGCCGTTCAACGACACGGCCTCCGTTAACACGCTGGTGACCGAGATGAACGATACCAGCGGTCGCTGGAGCTATGCGCGTCAGCTGTATGGTCATGTGTATACGGCAAAGATCGGCACGCTGTCAGAACTGGTGACCGCAGGTGACCAGTTTAACCAGCAGCACATTACCCTGGCGGGGTACGAAAAAGACACCCAGACACCTGCCGACGAGCTGGCGGCAAGCCGTACCGCCCGCGCAGCGGTGTTTATCCGCAACGATCCGGCACGTCCCACGCAGACCGGTGAGCTGGTGGGTATGCTGCCTGCGCCGAAGGGGAAACGGTTCACGATGACCGAGCAGCAGACCCTGCTGTCTCATGGCGTGGCAACGGCGTATGTCGAAAGCGGGGTGCTGCGCATTCAGCGTGATGTCACCACGTACAGGAAAAACGCTTACGGGGTTGCGGATAACAGCTACCTCGACAGCGAGACGCTGCATACCAGCGCGTATGTGCTGCGCAAACTGAAATCCGTCATTACCAGTAAGTACGGGCGTCACAAGCTTGCCAGCGACGGTACCCGCTTTGGTTCCGGTCAGGCGATTGTCACCCCGGCGGTGATCAAAGGGGAACTGCTGGCAACCTACCGTCAGCTTGAGCGTGCGGGGATCGTGGAAAACTACGAACTTTTTAAGCAGTACCTGGTTGTGGAGCGTGATGCCAGCGATCCGAACCGCCTGAACACGCTGTTCCCGCCTGACTATGTTAACCAGTTGCGTGTCTTTGCCGTGGTTAACCAGTTCCGTCTTCAGTATTCAGAGGAGTCCGCATAATGGCCCGTATCGGGGGAACCTGTTATTTCAAAATTGACGGTCAGCAGCTATCGCTGACCGGCGGCATTGAGGTGCCCATGAACAGGACGGTCAATGATGACATCATCGGCCTGGACGGTTCAGTGGACCGCAAGGAAACTCACCGTGCGCCTTATGTTAAAGGGACCTTCAAGGTGCCGAAGAATTTTCCGGTGAGCAAAATCACCTCGTCTGATGAGATGACCATCACTGCCGAGCTGGCGAACGGTCAGGTCTATGTACTGTCGTCTGCCTGGCTGCACGGCGAAGCGAACCATAATGCCGAAGAAGGCACGGTTGACCTTGAGTTCCACGGTGAAGAAGGGGATTACCAGTGATTGAGCTTGTACTTAAAAAACCGATCATCGCCCACAAAGAAACACTGCATGTGCTGGAAATACGTGAGCCTACGTATGACGAGATTGAGGCGCTGGGGTTCCCATTCTCTGTTTCGCCTGATGGTGGTATGAAAATGGACAGTCAGGTGGCGCTGAAATATATCCCGCTTCTGGCCGGGATTCCGCGCTCGTCTGCAGCGCAGATGACGAAGCTGGATATTTTCAAGGCAGGCATGATTGTAATGCGTTTTTTTACCGGCTTGGGGACGGAAGAGACCTCAGGAAGCGATTCTACAATGTCGCGTGGTTCTGGAAATTAAACCCCCTTGAACTTCGCCGGACGGCTATTTCCCACTTTGCTGATCTGGAGGCAGAGGCCGTCCGTATAAATGAGGAGATGAAGCATGGCTGATAATTTTCAGCTGAAAGCCATCATCACCGCCGTTGACAGGCTATCCGGCCCGCTTAAAGGTATGCAGCGTCAGCTTAAGGGATTTCAGAAAGAAGTCTCCAGCCTTGCTCTGGGCGCTGCCGGGGCGGGTACTGCAATAATGGGGGCACTGGCACTCCCTGTAAAATCAGCCATCACCCTTGAATCGAAGATGGCTGATGTCCGCAAAGTGGTGGACGGTCTGGATACGCCGGATGCATTTAAGGCCATGACGGAGCAGGTACGCGCTTTGTCTACAGAGCTTCCCATGTCTGCAGACGGGATCGCGGAAATTGTGGCGGCTGGCGGTCAGGCCGGGATTGCACGTGATGAACTGATGCAGTTTGCCACTGATGCGGTGAAGATGGGCGTGGCCTTTGATACAACGGCTGAAGAGTCCGGGCAGATGATGGCCCAGTGGCGTACTGCGTTTAATATGACGCAGGATGAAGTGGCCGGGCTGGCTGACAAAATCAACTACCTTGGTAATACCGGCCCGGCGAATGCGAAGAAAATCTCCGATATTGTTACGCGTATTGGTCCTTTAGGTGGTGTTGCAGGTGTGGCTTCCGGCGAAATTGCGGCAATGGGGGCAACCATTGCCGGGATGGGCGTGGAGTCAGAAATTGCCGCCACAGGGATCAAGAACTTCATGCTTTCCCTGACCGCGGGAAATTCTGCGACAAAATCGCAGAAACAGGCATTGCGTTTTCTGCGGATCAATCCGAAGAAATTAGCTGCTGATATGCAGAAAGATGCCCGGGGCACCATGCTGTCTGTACTGGATGCGATGGCTAAAGTGCCTAAAGAAAAACAGGCCGCTGTGCTGAATGCCCTGTTCGGGAAAGAGTCTCTGGGCGCGATAGCACCTCTGCTGACTAACCTTGATTTGTTGCGTACCAACTTCAGGCGGGTTGCAGATTCCCAGCAGTATGGCAGTTCGATGCAGAAGGAATATGCTTCGAGGGCAGCGACGACGGAAAACCAGCTTTTACTTCTGCAAAATCAACTTGATGCCATTTCTTCCACGCTGGGGGAAACGTTTCTTCCTGAGGTTAATGATGGTCTTGAAGCGGTAAAACCGCTCCTTGAGGAAGTGAGAACGTTTGTCCGTGAAAACCCGGAGCTCGTTAAGACCATTGCTAAAATCGGTCTGGCCTTACTGACGGTGGGAGCCGCTGCAGGCTCTTTGTCCAGAATTATGAAAGTTCTCGGCGGTGTGATGAATATGACGCCAGCTAAGGGGCTGATTGCTCTTCTGGTTGGTGGCGCTTACCTCATTATTGATAACTGGGAAACCGTAGGCCCTGTCATAAAAAAAGTCTGGCACGTGGTGGATGAAACGGCGCAGGCGATGGGGGGATGGGAAACTGTTCTGAAAGCGATTGCCCTGTTTATGGCAACCAAATGGGTTGCTGACGTTACCAAATCCATTACCGCAGTGACCAGAGAGATGCGTACGCTGGGGAAGGTATCGGCAGAAACGGGATTGATGGGGAAAGGCCGCGACTTTATCGGGAAGGCCGGGGTATATGGTTTTCTGGGAACCCTGATGTATGAGCCGGTTAAAGATACTCTGGAAAGTGTTGTTCCTGAAGATACGGTTAACTGGCTGGATAATAAAGGGCTGTTTCTGGCTTCAGACTGGACGCCTTTTTTTGATCGTAAAGAGTACGAGCAGTATCAGGCCAACCTGAGCCAGTACAAACCCAATGTTCCGCTGTTGAATCCATCTTCTTCCATGACACAGCACAGCGAACTGAAAGTCACGTTCGAGAATGCTCCGCCAGGTATGAAGATAATTGATGTACCGGGCAAAGCCGATCCCCTGATGAAAATCACGCACGATGTGGGGTATTCCCCTTTTCGTTTTCCACGATAACGCAGTCCTTTTTGAGGTCAGTCTATGGATTTATCCTCATTTCCCACCCGACCTTCATTACTTTCGTCGTCTTCAGGCTGGCGTGACAGACTTCAGGACGCGTCATTTCGCGGCGTGCCGTTTAAGGTTGAAGAAGAAAGTGCGGGAACCGGTCGCCGTGTGGAAACACATGAATACCCGAACCGCGACAAACCCTATACCGAAGACCTGGGGAAAATCACTTTTCGCCCGTCCATCACGGCTTATGTGGTGGGAGATGACTGCTTTGACCAGCGCGATCGCCTGATTGACGCGCTGAATAAACCCGGTCCCGGCACGCTTGTCCACCCGACATATGGTGAGCTGAAAGTCTGTGTTGACGGGGAAGTTCGGGTCAGCACATCGAAAAGTGAAGGGCGTATTGTCCGCTTTGACCTGAAGTTTGTCGAAGCAGGAGAACTCTCTTACCCCACATCAGGTGCGGCGACGGCGCAGACGCTGATGTCATCCTGTTCTGCACTGGATGACTGCATCAGTGACAGCTTCAGCGGTTTCAGTATCGATGGTGTGGCGGATTTTGTGCAGAACGACGTCGTCGGTAATGCCAGCACAATGCTTGGGTATGTTTCTGATGCGATGAAAGTGGTGGATTCTGCCGTATCGGATGCTGCCAGGCTGTTGCAGGGGGATATCTCGGTACTTCTGCCGCCACCATCGTCAGGCAAAAATTTCGTTGAGCAGGTGCAGAAAATGTGGCGTACCGGGAAACGCCTTTATGGTAACGCCAGCGACCTGGTCACCATGATCAAAACGCTTTCCGGTGTCAGCCTCGGCAGCGATCTGCAACCGCGCGGCGTCTGGAAAACGGACAGTAAAACCACCGCCACGGCGACGCAGCAGCGTAACGTGGTTGCCAGCACCCTTCGTACGACCGCAATCAGCGAAGCGGCGTATGCCGTCACCCGATTGCCTGCGCCAACAACTTCCGCGGTGATGCAGAATGCCGCAGTGGGGCAGTCAACAACACCTGCGCAGAGCACTGGCTGGCCTTCCGTCACGCATCCGGCACTGAACAATGCACCGGCGGTGAAAAACACGGTTGAGCTGCCAACGTGGGAAGAACTGACTGACATTCGCGACACACTGAATACGGCAATTGATAAGGAGTTGTCCCGTACAACCAGTGATGCGCTGTTTCTGGCACTGCGCCGGGTGAAAGCAGATCTGAATGCGGATATCAACACGCGCCTTGAACAGTCTGCACGGATCATTCAGCGCACACCGGATGAGGTTTTACCCGCGCTGGTGCTGGCGGCGACCTGGTTTGATAACGCGGCGCGTGATGCGGACATTATCCGGCGTAATGCCATTACGCATCCCGGCTTTGTGCCGGTGATCCCTCTGAAGGTGCCAGTGCAATGAACGACAATGTCACGCTACGGGTAAATGGCCGGGAGTGGAATGGCTGGACATCGGTGCGCATCGGTGCCGGTATTGAACGGCTGGCGCGGGATTTCAGTGTGGAGATCACCCGCCAGTGGCCGGGTGATGAGGGTATCACCACGCTTCAGCCGCGCATTAAAAACGGTTCAAAAGTGGAGGTGCTGATTGGTGATGAGCTGGTGATCACCGGCTGGGTGGAGGCGACGCCCGTTCGCTACGATGCCCGTTCGGTCAGCACCGGTATTGCCGGACGCAGTCTGACCGCTGACCTGATTGATTGTGCAGCCGAACCGACACAGTTTAACGGACGATCACTGGTACAGATTGCGCAGGCGCTTGCTGCGCCCTTCGGCATTGAGGTGGTGAACAGCGGTGCGCCGTCGGGTGTTATTCCTGATGTCCAGCCTGATCACGGTGAAACGGTGATCGAGGTGATTAACAAAATACTCGGTCAGCAGCAGGCGCTGGCTTATGACGACCCGCACGGCAGGCTGGTGATTGGCGGTATTGGCTCAACGCGGGCACATACCGCGCTGGTACTCGGGGAAAACATCCTTTCCTGCGATACGGAGAAGAGTATCCGGGAGCGGTTTTCTGTTTACCAGGTGGCGGGGCAGCGTGCCGGAAACGACGATGATTTCGGTGAGGCCACCACAACTGCGCTGCGGGCCCGCACAGAGGACGCATTTATTGCCCGTTACCGTCCGATGTATATCAGGCAGACAGGGCAGGCTACGGGGGCAGGCTGTATTGCCCGTGCTGACTTTGAAGCCCGACAACGGGCGGCGCGGACGGATGAAACCACCTATGTGGTGCAGGGCTGGCGACAGGGTAACGGTACGCTGTGGCAGCCCAACCAGCGGGTGATTGTCTTCGATCCGGTCTGTGGTTTCGACAATACCGAACTGCTTGTCTCGGAAGTCACGTTTACTCAGGACCAGAACGGCACCCTGACGGAAATCCGTGTCGGCCCACCTGATGCTTATCTGCCTGAACCCGAAGCCCCCGGCGCGCGGAAAAAGAAAAAAGCCAGAGTACAGGAGGACCCGTTCTGATGAGGACGATTGAAGCCATGCAGCGACAACTCCTCGGCCTGATTGGGCGGGCAGTGGTGAAAAGCATCAGTGCCGCCACGAAATGTCAGACCGTGGATGTGTCCCTGATTGCCGGTGAACCCAAAGCCGGGATTGAACATCTTGAACCCTACGGTTTTACCGCAAGGGCAAACAGCGGTGCGGAAGCGGTGGTGTTGTTTCCGGATGGCGACCGTTCTCATGCGGTGGTTGTTACGGTGTCGGACCGGCGCTACCGCCTGAAAGGGCTGCAGACGGGTGAGGTGGCTGTCTATGACGATCAGGGGCAGTCTGTGACGCTGACCCGGGAGGGGATCGTGGTGGACGGTGCAGGTAAAACGATCACGTTTCGCAATGCGCCTAAGGCACGTTTTGAAATGGACCTGGAAGTGACAGGACAGGTGAAAGACCTGTGCGACTCCGGCGGCACCACCATGTCAGCGATGCGGCTTGCCTATAACGGGCATCGTCACAGAGAGAACGGTCAGGGCAGTAACACCGACAAACCTGATAAAGCGATGGAGGCATGATGGAACTGTGGCTGACGGTGAACGGTAAACGCACCTGCGCCAGCGCACCGCTGGATCCGCTGACCCGCGCCGTGGTGATTTCCCTGTTTACCTGGCGGCGGGCGGAGCCTGATGACAACGCCGACGTCCCGATGGGATGGTGGGGGGATACCTGGCCTGCGGTACAGAATGACCGTTACGGCTCCCGACTGTGGCTGCTTCAGCGCAGCAAACTGACCAATCAGCTGGTGCAGACGGTAAGGGGATATATCCGCGAATGCCTGCAATGGATGATTGATGACGGCGTGGTGTCCCGTATTGATCTGGATATCCGCCGCACCGGGATTAATGAGCTGGGTAACAGTATCACCCTCTGGCGTCGTGATGGACCAGTAATGATTTCTTTTGATGATCTGTGGAGTGCGATAACGCATGGCGGACAGTGAATTTCAGCGCCCGACGCTGGCAGAAAATATCAGTATGCTCCGTAACGATTTATTCGCCAGGCTGGACGTCAGCGACACGCTCCGGCGCATGGATGAAGACGTGCGGGCAAAGGTGTATGCGGCGGCGCTGCATACGGTTTACGGTTACATCGATTATCTGGCAATGAACATGCTGCCTGACCTGTGCGATGAGTCCTGGCTGGCGCGACATGCTGCGATGAAACGGTGTCCGCGCAAGGGGGCCACGGCTGCCAGCGGGTATATGCGCTGGGAAGGTGTCAGCGATGGCCTGAAGGTGACCGCCGGGAGTGTTATTCAGCGCGATGACCTGGTGCAGTACACGGCAACTGCCGATGCAACCAGCACCGGTGGTGTCCTGCGCGTGCCGATCGCCTGCTCAAGTACAGGCGCGGTCGGTAATGCTGACGACGGTACGTCATTAATCCTGGTCACGCCGGTGAATGGTCTGCCGTCTTCTGGCGAGGCAGATACCCTGACAGGTGGATTTGATACTGAAGAGCTGGAAACGTGGCGCGCCCGCGTCATTGAGCGGTATTACTGGACGCCTCAGGGCGGGGCTGACGGGGACTATGTCGTCTGGGCTAAAGAAGTGCCCGGCATTACCCGCGCATGGACATACCGACACTGGATGGGAACGGGGACTGTCGGTGTGATGATTGCCGGCAGTGACCTGATTAATCCCATTCCGGAAGAATCAACGGAAACGGCGGCAAGACAACATATCGGGCCACTGGCCCCGGTGGCAGGCTCTGATTTGTATGTATTCAGGCCGGTGGCGCATAAAGTGGATTTTCATATCCGTGTGACGCCGGACACACCGGAAATACGGGCTGCCATCACCGCCGAGTTGCGTTCGTTCCTGCTGCGTGATGGTTATCCGCAGGGAGAACTGAAGGTGTCACGTATCAGTGAAGCGATTTCCGGTGCGAACGGGGAATACAGCCATCAGTTGCTTGCACCGGCGGACAATATCTCCATTGCAAAAAATGAACTGGCGGTACTGGGGACGATTTCATGGACGTGACAAACGATGATTACATCCGTCTGTTGTCGGCACTGTTGCCACCCGGTCCGGCGTGGTCAGCCAGAGATCCGGCGATTGCCGGTGCGGCACCGTCATTAACCCGCGTTCATCAGCGTGCGGATGCCCTGATGCGGGAGCTGGATCCGCGCACCACCACTGAACTGATAAACCGCTGGGAGCGTCTGTGCGGTCTGCCGGATGAATGTATTCCCGCAGGGACACAGACCCTTCGCCAGCGTCAGCAACGACTGGATGCGAAGGTTAACCTGGCGGGCGGCATCAATGAGGATTTTTACCTTGCACAGCTTGCTGCCCTGGGCAGACCAGACGCTACCATCACGCGATACGACAAAAGCACGTTCACCTGCTCATCTGCCTGTACTGACGCGGTGAATGTGCCGGAATGGCGGTATTACTGGCAGGTCAACATGCCAGTCGCCACCAACACCACCTGGATGACATGTGGCGATCCCTGTGATTCCGCGCTGCGCTTCTGGGGGGACACCGTTGTCGAGTGTGTGCTTAACAAACTCTGCCCGTCGCATACCTATGTGATTTTTAAATATCCGGAGTAATCCATGCATCGTATAGACACGAAAACCGCGCAGAAGGATAAGTTCGGCGCGGGTAAGAACGGTTTTACCCGTGGTAACCCCCAGACTGGCACGCCTGCCACCGATCTGGATGATGACTACTTTGACATGTTGCAGGAGGAGCTTTGCAGCGTGGTGGAGGCATCCGGTGCCAGCCTGGAGAAGGGGCGGCACGATCAGTTGCTTACCGCACTTCGCGCGCTGCTGTTAAGCCGCAAGAATCCGTTTGGCGATATCAAATCGGATGGCACGGTGAAAACGGCTCTCGAAAACCTTGGTTTGGGAGAAGCAGCTAAAAGGAATGTAGGTACAGGGGCGAATCAGATACCTGATATGAGCCTGTTCGCGTCAATTAATACCGTAACGGCTGCTGCGCAAAAATTTCCGTCTGGATTAATTTTACAGTGCGGTCAGTTGAATGGTGCCCCGAATGTATCTTCAACATACGGGATGAGGTTCCCGATGACGTTCTCAAGAGTAATTGCTGTCGTAGTTACATTGAACGTTACTGGCGCGGCTGGGCAGCCGACTGTATCGGCGACAAGTGTCCAGAACACTGGATTTAATATTACTGTGTCGCCCGGTTCAGGATACGGTTCATCTGCTGATGCGTATTACATTGCAATGGGATATTAACAAAATGTCATATTTTTATTCTGCATCGACAAACGGATTTTATTCGACTGAATTTCACGGCACCAATATTCCTGATGATGCAGTGGAAATCTCGGAATCAGAGTGGAAAACACTGATTAATGCACAGAGTGTAACAAAAATGATTACCTGTGGTGAGAACGGTCATCCTGTCATTGTTGACCGTCCTTCTCCAACACCAGAACAATTAGCCTTAATAAATGATGAAAAGAAATCTGCACTGATAGCAGAGGCAACGAATGTAATAGCTCCGCTTCAGGATGCGGTTGATTTAGGTATGGCAACAGATGATGAAACGAAACTGTTACTGGCATGGAAAAAATATCGGGTGCTGCTTATGCGTGTTAATGTAGTAAAACCCGAGTGGCCTATGCATCCAAATAAATAGACTTGTTAATCTAGGGTAATTGTTGGAATAATACTCATTTTTCAGTAGGTTCAGGTAGCCTGGGTATAATGCTCACTTCTACAATGATTTCAACTTATTTTATTTAATTGATATTACGAAACTTAACTCATACATAAACAATATGACTCAATACTGTCCTAAATAGCTGCGCAGAAAAGTGCTCCACTTTCGCTCAGCCCTTGCTGGGCGAAGCATCAGGAAGGCGTTCTCAGCTAGGTTGTGTTATATCTGGCTTGAGTTTTGTTGCCCATACGCAACACATTACCCATCTGTAAACGACAAGTGTGACAGAATTAGGTGCAGCTATTTAGACTATATCGACGCAGTAACGATAATAGATATCGAAACTGTACTAGATATTAGCTACTTATGGTTACCGGGGGGAGTCTTTTGAGCACTGGTGTTATCAATCGGCTTCAAATAATTCACCAATAAATTATATTGCGATAGCTCATCACCTTCCAGGTTGTTTATAGCCAGTTTATCAGCGTCACCACCTACTGTTTATGCTTTTATTTCTTTGATTAATAAGTATATGATATTTTAATTCATCTGGTGTATTTCTTTCTCATGTGTTGGTCGACTGAATATCTGTTCAGTGAAGGGGTAATTTTATGTTTGCACTTCGAACATTCCCTTCAGTTGCTAGGAAAGAAAACCGTAACATTTGCGCATTAATTTTAACAGTATAATCTGAGCATAAATATGCGCTATATATCTATAAAAAGGCGCAATTAATTGCGCCTTTTTATCATTTTATCAAAAATGGCCCACCGACTGTCCTCGATAGCCAATGGCCAATTTTATCTGATACATATACACAAATACAGGTATATATGATTGCGCAGATAGGATTTGGAATGGTCACGCTGAAGCCTATGATTGCTAAAGCCATAGGGATAAATAATTTGGTGATATACTCCATTCCACATATGTTAAGAGTATTTCTTCCAGCTCTTACAATAAAGTCATTCCCACAAATTATTTTTGCTATAAAGATATTAAATATTATCAAGCCTACCGTGGTGATAATAGTATTAATAGCTTGAATATAACTACTTGATATTATGTCTGCATTGAATATTGAGATAATCTTAAAAAGCAAAGGTTTCTGGTTAAGGAGTTGATACGCACTCATTATCGCGGTAATTGAGAAGACAATGAAACCAATTTTAGATTTTCCAAAAAACCTGTCACGTGTTAATTCTAAAAACATACATCTACCGAGAGGCAATAACCACCAGTATGCCATAGCGGAGTCTATGTTCCAAAACCATTGAGGATCTAGTAATGGGTTATGATTGAGCACTGTTTGTGACAACATGAACGATAATAGTGATATGATTAAAATCACTATATTGTTCTTGACTATTTCTTTAAAGATTGCATCAATTGCTATTATAACAAAAAGGCAGTTTATAAACCATATTGTTCCTACAAATTGGTTGTTTCTAACACCATATATTATATCATAAATGTGGCTATATATATAATCAATCGTCTCACCTGAGTTAATTGTGTTTATTATTAATATAGTAAATGCAAAAGTGAAATATGGAATCATTAATCTGTAAAACTTTGACTTGATATAATCGAAAATAGATAAGTCATTTTTTTTGATAGTAAAAAAACCAGCAGCGAAAAAGAATAGTGGGACGTGATAACTAAAAACAAAAGGATACAATTTGCCAGCCCCCAAACCAAGGTGACCTAAATATATAGCAAAAATACCGAGAAATTTTAAAGCATCAACCCAATCATGCCTTGTTTTTCTGTTGTTGTCGATTTTGTTATTATACATTTAAAGTAGGCTCTCCAGTTTTGTGTGATTTTCAAACACTCATTGCAAATATGAATGCCTGAAAGTTTATGATTATTAATCAACGAGTTCAATATTAATTTATTATTTTTCAAAGTCGCACTATATAGGCATTTACTTCCGCAGTACCACCGATAGTATCGATATCAAATCAGCCTGCGGCCGCGATAACTTTCGTAACATCCTGCCAGCGGCTTTGTTGAATAAATCAGGTTCAAGACAATCGTCTCTGCATCAGGTTAGAGTCTCAGGCAATACACACTCTTTCTGGCATAGCTGCCACTCTCGCACCATGGCCATAGCCTTTACGATCTGCATACTCACCAGACCAGAGCCCGCTCCCTTTCGGGGAGGAATGAGGGCTCTGATATTCTTTTGCCGTAGTTCATCGTGAAACCGTCGGATGTCATTTGGCCTGAACTACCAGTGGTGTAGGCCATTCAATATCGTATTATATTGAAATATAAATATGCATCAGCTGCACACGGTATATTTCCATGCCAGAAGAAGTATCCTGACGTGAAACATGACTTTGTTGTCAGGATTTCATGAGAGCGGTTCAGCAAAAAATGACGAAAATCCTAGTATAGTCGGGTGATGAGCAGTATAGAGGAATGTGTTATAACCAATAAAAGTCCAATTAAATTTGTTTTTATTTCTAAGCCCCCCCAAAAAAGGAGGTGGCTTTTAAATTTAATTCAAATTTTATAATGGCTCTTAGCAAAATTTGCTACTATGTTATTTATTGCGATTGGGGTTGAAACAACAATTGCTGTTATAAGAAGCAAATATGGAATAAAATAAATTCTATTACCAGAAGCATATATGCTTGGTGATAATCCTAACATAGATGTTGTGGCAATGGTTCCAATAATCATTGTGGATATGAAAATTGAAGTGACATTAAAATTAAGTGATATTACGGTTGGAAATATAATGAGTGCTGTAAGTATCATGGCAAAAGACACCCTAAACACGGAGAGTGTCGAGAAAAGATTGCTTTCAGAAAAATGTATGGCTTGAAAAATAACTGGCGGTGTATGTATAATATATAGTGTGATCAAGATACAGCAAGAAATTAGAGGGAATATTTTTGTTTTTTTCTTGCATATAATAGTACTGGAAAAAGCTAGTAATGCTGGGATAATTGATTTTACAGAAAATAACATATCTGCATATAAGTTAAGTCCAAGCATAGATCTTTGGATTATATTAAAATTACCATACTCTTTAAACCAATGTTCTATCTCTGCATAATACCTGACTTTATTTCCTGGGCAAGTTGCAATATAAATAATAACTAATAGTGAAATCCCCATCGCATTTAATAATGGTTTTGTATTGTAATTGTTTGTTTTGCAAAAAATTAACAGTGTGGTGCATAATAATACATTGACTACAGCTATCTGTTCATTGAATGATGATAAAAAAAATAACAAATAGCAAATTAGAGATTGAGTTTTCTCGTGGTTTTCCATATTGATTTTTCTTATAAGTAGAGAATAACCAATAAATGCAATAGCACTTGGCCACAGATAGTTGGGTAATGACTCCAACTTATTGATAGTGTTTTATGTTCAGATAATGCCCGATGACTTTGTCATGCAGCTCCACCGATTTTGAAAACGACAGCGACTTCCGTCCCAGCCGTGCCAGGTGCTGCCTCAGATTTAGGTTATGCCGCTCAATTCGCTGCGTATATCGCTTGCTGATTACGTGCAGCTTTCCCTTCAGGCGGGATTCATACAGCGGCCAGCCATCCGTCATCCATATCACCACGTCAAAGGGTGACAGCAGGCTCATAAGACGCCCCAGCGTCGCCATAGTGCGTTCACCGAATACGTGCGCAACAACCGTCTTCCGGAGACTGTCATACGCGTAAAACAGCCAGCGCTGGCGCGATTTAGCCCCGACATAGCCCCACTGTTCGTCCATTTCCGCGCAGACGATGACGTCACTGCCCGGCTGTATGCGCGAGGTTACCGACTGCGGCCTGAGTTTTTTAAGTGACGTAAAATCGTGTTGAGGCCAACGCCCATAATGCGGGCAGTTGCCCGGCATCCAACGCCATTCATGGCCATATCAATGATTTTCTGGTGCGTACCGGGTTGAGAAGCGGTGTAAGTGAACTGCAGTTGCCATGTTTTACGGCAGTGAGAGCAGAGATAGCGCTGATGTCCGGCGGTGCTTTTGCCGTTACGCACCACCCCGTCAGTAGCTGAACAGGAGGGACAGCTGATAGAAACAGAAGCCAC